GGCTCACGATGTCGCTCATATAACCATATCTTAATCCGAATACATAAGGATAACAGTAATAGGTACTGTGAGGGCTGTCAAAAAAAGGCGGCCCTCGAAACCTAAAAGGATTGATTATGAAAAAATGTATACATTGCAATAAAGAAAACAAGGGAGGCTGGTTCTACTGCAAGTCTTGCGGTANACAAGCATCTGAAAGTAAGTTCACTACGAATATGTGGATGACTTCTGACTTAGGAAAAAGAACAGACGTTGAGTTTTCCACTCAAAGCATGAGTGACAATGTAAAAAGTATGAGGAAAAATTTAGGCTATGCCAGCTAAAAAGAAGAGAGACCCAAAGCTTGTACGGGCTGGAGTAAGTGGCTATAACAAACCAAAGCGTACTCCAAACCACCCAAAGAAGTCACATGTGGTGGTTGCTAAGGTTGGGAGCACAACAAAATTAATTAGATTTGGACAGCAGGGAGTAAGAGGTGCTGGCAAGAATCCAAAGAGTAAAAAAGATAAAGCAAGACGTAAATCGTATTATGCAAGGCATAATGCACAAGACTCTAAACCTAGTAAGTTATCAGCAAGGTATTGGAGTCATAAGGTGAAATGGTAATGAATAAAAAAGTAAAAGCACCTACTGGTTATCATTGGATGAAAGCTGGTGCCGGTTATAAATTAATGAAGAACCCTAGAGGTGGATACAAGCCACACAAAGGTGCAAGTTTAACTGCCAGTTTTAAAGTTCAAATGACACACGTCAAAAAGAAAAAGAAATAGTGGCAACAGCAAAAAAAAGAGATCCCGCCAAGTGGGCAAGAGCTAAAGCAAAAGCTAAAAGAAAAATGGGTGGTAAGCACTCTGCTAGGGCTATGCAACTTGCTGTAAAGTATTACAAAGATATGGGTGGAACATATTCTGGTAAAAAGTCATCTAAGAATAAATTGTCAAAGTGGTCAAAACAAAAGTGGGATTATGTCGTTAAAGCAGATAAGAAAAAACCAAAAGCAAAGCGTGGACGTTATTTACCTGAGTCAGTTAGGAAAAGTCTTAGTTCCTCTGAAAAAGCGGCTACAAACAGAAAGAAGAGAGCCGCATCTGCAAAAGGAAGACCAAAAGCTAAGTATTCAAAAAAGATAGCAGGTAAGGTAAGAAGAGCATAACATGGCAACATTTGAAGCACAAGTAGAAGCATTAACAAGTTTAGATATAGATGGCAGTAGTGCACCTACCCAAACAGAACTAAGTCAGTTCTTAACAGATGGTGCTAAAGAAGTGTTAAATACTTTGCCTAGATCCAAGCAGTCTTTATTTACAACTTCAAATGATTTGAATGGTAGTAGTCCAAACTTCACAGTTCTCGGTTCAGAAATATTTAGCGTAACTAGAGATGATGGTACGATTAATCAACCCTGTAGGATAGTAAGACCAGAACTAAATGGAAGGATTAGAGATGCTGATGACATGATGGCGGCTACTGCTACAGACCCAGCATACTATATAACTAACAATATATTAAGTGTTGTGCCAGAGCCTACCAATGCTCAAAACGCTCATGTACATACATTGAACTATCCTACGGTAGCATTTGGTGATAGTGTAATAGCAAAGTTTCCAGACGATGCCGAATATCTTGTTTCTATTTACGGTGCAATAAAATCACTACAAAATTTAATGGCGAGCAAGTCAAGCAATGCAGATGTAACCACGGCATTAACAGCTATAAACACAGAACTGGATGAGACTCAGGCTATTTGTGATCTGGTCAATACTCAAGTAAATGCGGCGGTTACCCAACTGGGAGAGTCAGCAACTCAAGTTGATGCAAGTATTGATACGGCTTTAGCGGCTATAGCAACCGCATCAGGAAGAATTAATACTGCGGTAGCCTTAGCGAATGGAGAATTTGATTTAGCTGTAACGTCAGCGAACTCTTCTAATGAAGACCCTGAGTTAGCGGCTAGTCATGTTGCTGTGGGTAATGGATTTTTATCAGAGGCAAACGCATCAGCTAATGAAGCACAGTCTTATGCAAATGAAGTTAGTGCTAGGGTCTCACAGGTTAGTGGCTACAATCAAGTAGTAAGTGGTTATCTTAATTCAGCACAGGGATATGCAAATGAGATACAATCAAAAATTAATATAGCTCAGGCTTATGGCAATGAGGCTCAAGCAAGACTGGCGGCAGATGCAAGTGAGTATGGCAAATATGAGAAACAACAGGCTAAATTACAAGCAGATTACGACAAAGGAATACAGGCGTTGAGATAATGGCGATACAATCATTAACAGTAAAACAAATTATCAGCAGGGTTAGACAGGTTTTTCCTAATGCACCTGAAACATATATCATGTCTTTGATAAATGATGCATTGAATGAACTTGGTCAATACTCGCAGAAGTCTATGTCTGCTAAGATAAACATCGTTGCCGATCAAACATTTTATGACTTGTCAGATAGTGCAACAGACTCCAGTAGTAATNCAATGGGTATCAATAAAGTTTATAGAGTAGATGTGATGGACAATGACGGTGACTATATAAGAGTTCCTAGGGTATTAGATGGAGAGCCTTTGATGTTTGACAACACGTCTGAATCTGCAATAGAGGAGCCTTCATAATGGCAAGTAATATTAAGTATCCAGAAGACAAGGTTTTATATTTTATTAGAGGAGATCATTTAGGTCTTATAACAACATTTTCTTCTTCTGGTGAGTCTAGAACTGATAGAAAGGCATATCAAGCATTTGACCACTCAGTTACCAACGGTATGCTTTTGCATTACTATGGTAATCCAAGTAAAGTTACTGCGATTACCCAAACTCCAGATATAGACAATCTGTTTCACTCAGCGATTGTTGATTATGTAAAGAAGTGTTTGTACATGGATAGAGCTGGTACGGAGTCAGATGCAAGCATGGCTCAGGTATCTATGAATTTAATGATGCAACACGAAAGAAAATTTGATATGGCCGTGAAGAAATACGGTACCAAAAAGAGAAGTAAGACTGGAGGAACCAGAGCAGTAGTACCAGCAAGTTTTACTTAATATAATTGATTGATTATTTGTTTTGATATAAGGTAAGTTACAGAACATATAATTTAACTATATGGATGCTTTAAGCGGTGGTGGAGGAATATAGGATAGATTATGGCAAACCCAAATAAGTTTACCGCTAAGGAAGTTCTAAACAAAGTACTTCTAGACTCTTCAGGAGATGCCGTCACGGCAAACTCAGTAACCTCACAAGAAGCACTAAACAGTGTTTTAGATACTACAAACAACAGATTAAATATGTCCCTAGCCGGAGGTACAATCTCTGGTGATGTAACTATATCTGGAGACTTAACTGTTCAAGGCGGTGGCTCATTATCATTTGATGAGATTATAGAAGGTACACAAGTAATAGATGTAACTAGCACAGAAGCTTTACTTGTACGCAAGAATGGTGATGGTGGTGACATATTTATAGTAGATACTACTAATGGCGATGTAACTGTACAAAACTCAGGAGATGCTGTTTTATCTTTGACAAGTACCCACGCTAATGGTAATACTTTTTTTGATATGACTAACACTGGCACTGGTGACTCATACATAAGATGGGCATCTGACAGTAACAGTAGTTTAATTTTTTCAAAGAGTAGCGGTACAACAAGTATTTTAAAACTTGACAATTCTAATAATGCTACTTTTGCTGGTAAAATTGGTATAGGCACATCGGGAACTCCAGCACAAATGCTACACATTGCAAGTCCAACAGATGCTTTTATACAATTAGAAAGAGTTGATACAACTGTAGCTAATAATGATGCAATAGGTGCTATACTATTTAGAGGTGGTGAATCTTCTATAGCCGACATAGGAAGAATAAGATTACACGCAGATGCAGACTTTACAAGTTCATCTTCACCTACTAAAATGATTTTTGAAACCACTCCAAGCGGTGCTACTGCTGATGCTGTTGCACTCACATTAGACTCAAGTCAAAATGCTATTTTCGGTGGCGAATTAGATGTAAACCCAGCTACGAATAAAAGAATTAAGTTTACTTTTCCAACTGATGAATACGCTAATGAAAGTAGAATTGGATTTTCAGATTTAAATGCACACATAACTTACAAAGCACAAAATAATTTTATGGAAATATGGTCTTATAGTAGCCTATTTCTACAGACTGGTAGTTCTGCAACTACTGCACTTAGCATAGACTCAAGTCAAAATGCTACCTTTGCTAGCAATATAGTTGTCTCATCTGGCGTAATACAGTTGGCAGACCTTGCACAATCAATAGATTTTATTCAAAGCGGTGCAATAAACTATGATAGTAACAATGACCAAACTGGAAGAGAATTTAAAATAGGCTTTAATCGTTCTGCTGGTTCATCTGGTGGAACTACAAATTTATGTCTTGATGAGAACTCTGTTATCTCACTATCTAATAATGATAGTGGTGGCACTGGTGGTTCAGATAGCACAAGTGGAAACACACTAATGGGTTATCTTGCTGGCGACAACATTGCATCTGGTGGGGTAGATAACACATTTTATGGACACGAAGCTGGTGCTGGGAATACGACTGGAGATTATAACACTGCCCTTGGTAGTCTTTCTGGTCAATACAACCAGACTGGTAGTCAAAATACCTATGTAGGCTATGCAAGTGGTCTTGGTGCATCTGGAAATAGCCATACCACAAACACTGCTGTGGGGTACTTTACATTAAAAGATGTCACTACAGGCGGAGCAAACACAGTCATTGGAGCATTTGCTGGAGATGTAGTTACTACGCAAGATAGCTTAACTTTAGTTGGTAAAAACGCTGGTGGTGCAATAAGTCACAACAATGCAAATGGTTCAGTAGCGGTTGGAGCATCTGCACTTGCAGGATGTGTATCTGGAGAAAAAAATGTTAGTATTGGTTTTGAGTCAAGTCTTGCTTCAACTGGTGACTATAATACCGTTATGGGTACTGGAGCGTTTAAGACTGCTGATGGTGGTGAATCAGCAAATGTTGTAATTGGTAAAGAAGCTGGAATGAATATAAATCACGCCAGTTCTGACCATAATGTAATAATAGGTACTGATGCTGGTACTGGTGGAGCGGGTGAATTTTCATATAATGTTGCGATAGGAAGTAATGCTTTAAATTCAACTACTACTAATACTATTCAAGGTCAAGTTGCGATAGGTTATGATGCTCTTACAGCATTGACATCTGGTACAAATAATGTAGCAGTAGGTTTTGATTGTTTGAAATCTGTTAATACAGGCGGTTCAAATACAGCAGTGGGTAAGTTTGCGGGAGATACTCTAACTGACGGAACTGAGAATACTATAGTTGGATATGGAGCAAGAACTGATGATGCCTCTGCAACTAATCAAATAGTATTAGGTAGAGCTACAACAGGAGTAGAAGACCATTCAGTCACTCTTGGTAATAGTTCTGTAACCGCTGTTTATATGGCAGAAGATAGTGGTGCTACAGTTCATTGTCTATCGGTTGCTTTAGCTGGTGGTATATTAACT